AAATAATCATGGAAATAAAGAACGGAATAATAATAGACGGAGTGCTGCATGAAGCAGAGAAAGTGTATAATGGGCATTTTGATTGCAGTGACTGCTCGTTACGTTATGAATGCGATGAATTTGAGAGCCAATACGAAACGTTTCTGTGTATTGTAATGAAATGTTTTCGTTTCGTCAATCGTGGCAAAGTAACAGATATTAAGATAGATAAGGAGGAATAACAATGGAAAATAGAAGAAAATTAGCGATAGCAACTTTGTGTTGTTCTTATTTGAAACTTCATGGATTTATTACGCAAGAAGAAAGTGAAAGGATATTTAGTAGAATTTTGAATTGGACATATAAGAATAAAATCTCTATTTCAATGGCGCAATTGGACTCTGCTAATTTTGTCTATGACGACAATGCTAAAGAAGAGGAGAAGTAGCCATGACCGAAGAACTTGTAACATTAGAGACAGCGAAGCAGCTGAGAAAGAAAGGGTTTAATGAGTATTGTAAAAATGTTATTGATATTAATAATATACCAAGGGAAACTTTATATAGAATTAATGATGATTTACCAAAACAATGCTTTTCTCAACCTACACAATCCATTGCTCAAAAGTGGCTGCGTGAAACCAAGAACTTGCATATTGAAATATACCGTAATGCTTGTGGTTATGGCTATGCCATTGTGAAAGCCAATAACGGCACATGGATGGAAGATGATGATGCCAAAGGCCCTAACGATGGTGGGAATTGGGATACCTACGAAGAAGCACTCGAAGCCGGGATTTTTGAAGCATTAAAACTTATATGATTATGAGAAGATTTATATATATACTGGTTTCTATCATTATATCATATCTAATTTGTGTATATGAGTATAATACGTGGAATTTCATAGCCGGGTTAGAGCCTTCACTATCTTGCGAAAGATTAGCCAAATACGCCTTTTATTTCGTGATATGGTATTGGGTTGCGAAAGCTGTTGATTTGTTTAATGATTAATATGATTATGGCTAAGAAAATAATGTTTAATGATAAATACAGCTTAACCCAAGCCGTATTGGAAGGTTGGAAGACTACGACAAGGAGAATTGTGACAGATAAAAAGTTACACTATTGGAAATGTAGTTGTCCTGATATGGTAATAGTCAAAGTTCCTGAATCACAAAAACTAAAAACTGATGATGATAATACTTATTTTGGCATAAAGGACAAAATATCATCCGAATATTATTGTGATACTATTACCTCTCCGTACAAAGTCGGCGAAGTGGTTGCCATTGCGCAAAGCTACAAAGATTTAGGGTATGATGCAGAAGAGCCACTGCAAGAAGATGTCGGATATTATCCTCATATTAAAAATGCAGCTGGCTGGAATAATAAAATGTTTGTCCGCTCCGAAGCCTGCAAGCACCACATCCGCATCACCAACGTAAAAATAGAACGACTCCAAGACATTTCGGACGAGGACTGCTTACGTGAAGGTGTGAATATGATTAAAGCTAACAAAATAGGTAAAGCTCTTGGATTTGACGAGAAATATGAGATACCTGGGTATTTCCCAGTTTTCGACACCCCTCGCGAAGCCTTTGCCGCCCTCATAGACAAGGTGTCTGGAAAAGGAACTTGGCTAAAGAATCCATACGTTTTTTGTTATTCATTTAAACTGATAGACTAATGAGATTAAAACCTTTTAAATATATAAATGGAGAAATATATTACCAGTGCAATGTATGTAAACAATGGTTTTCAAAGAATGGGTTTTACGCTGACAATAGGCGTGAGATTGGTATAACATCAAGCTGCAAAAGTTGTCATAAGAAAACATCTATTCGCACTCGTAACTATGAGAAAGCCAAAGCGAGAGATGCAATAAGTAGGGCAAAAAGACAAAAAGAATATAAATCTTCGTTTGTTGTACAAGATTTTGATAATGAAGTATGGAAGGTTATACCAAAAACAGACGATGCTTACTTTATTTCAAATTTTGGAAGAGTGAAGTCATTAAAATGGGGAAAGGAAATACTTATAAAAACAGCAAAATCCGAAAAAGGATATATGCAGGTTTGTATAAATTATACCAATTGCAGAAAAACGAAAAGAGTGCATAGATTGGTAGCTCAAGCATTCATCCCAAATCCTAATGGCTATAAGGAAATAAATCATAAAGATGAAGACAAAACAAATAATAGAGTGTCAAATCTTGAATGGTGCGATAGGTTATATAATATGAATTATGGAACTTGGAAAGATAGAAGAAAAAAAACAGCAACCCTTGGGTATTCGCTTATGAATTTGAACTAATCAATTAGACTATGAACCTATTTGCTGAAGAAATAGAACAGCAAGCTATTACCAGAATCATTAAATTTTCTAAGATAGCAAAAGCAATGAATTTTGAAATTGCGGTTGGAGTATCTGGAGGTAAAGATTCTTGTGTTGTTTACGACCTCTGCAAGCGCAGCGGCATAGACTTCAAAGCCTACTACAATGTCTCTTTTGAAAGCTCCGTCACAAAGCGTTTCATCCGTGAGCATTATCCCGATGTGATTTGGAGAAGGGACTACAAGTTTGGCTTTATCGAAAACATTTGGAGAAATTACGGTGGGTTACTACCAACTGTAACAATGGCATACTGTTGCGAATGTTACAAACACAATCCGAACTATGTAGATAAGTGTTCCATTGTCGGTGTGCGAAAGGCTGAAAGTGCAAAAAGAGCCAATAGAACTGCATTTGAAGCCAAGAACAAAACGGTAATTAAGCGAAACAAGGCTCTGATAGACGATTACTTTGAAGAACACTGCCAATCCGTAGGAACTGCAAGCGTTATCCAGCTAAAGCCTATCATTGATTGGACGGACAATGATGTTTGGGATTATATACACAAGCATAACCTTCCTATCAATCCCGAATACGAACACTCAAAGCGTGTAGGTTGCATCGTCTGCCCGAAAGCGAACTTTACAAGCAACTATATCGGATTGATGAAATACCCCAAGCTGATTGATGCGTTCATTCTCGCAAGAGAAAAAGCAGATAGGAATGACAATCCGATAGATTGGCTGGTAACGTCAGACAATAAGGACTACTCCAACGACAAGCCCTATTACATCTGCCGCTGGCTGAACCATTCATTCATGCCGTTCACAAAGAAGCAGGAGGAATTTTACAGGCAAGTGAGAGAAAAGTATGATCAATTAAAGAAAGTAGAGAAAACTAAAATAACCTCTCCCGTTATTTTAGAAAATGACTAAAAGTAAAATAAGACATGAACATGAATTTAAATAAATTGCGCGATCGCGCCTATAAAACCGCCTGTGAACATGGTTTTCATGATGAAGAATTGAGTAACGAACATTGCCTATGTCTTGTCATATCCGAGCTTATGGAAGCAGTGGAAGCAGATAGAAAAGGGAAATACTTCAAAGGTATATTGACTTTTGAGCGTGAGTTTAACCGTTATTCCGCATTAGTGGAAGAAGAAAAACGATTTAAGTGCTCGTTTGAAAGACACGTCAAAGATACAGTTCCTGATGAGCTTACCGATGCCGTTATCCGCCTGCTTGATTTGTGCGGACTGCGTGAAATTAAGTTGGAGAATGACTGTTTGGATGATGAAGTGCTTGAAGAATATTCGCACATATTCATTGGCAAAACATTTACAGAGTCTATTTTCAATATTACTAAAAATCTTATTGATAGAGATATATCCTACTCTCTAATTAAGATTTTCGGGCTTGCCAAGCATCTTGACATAGATTTGCTCTGGCACATTGAGCAGAAACAAAGATATAACGAATTAATACCATATAAACATGGAAAGAAATATTGATATTAAAAAATACTATTACTATACTTATCGATCCAAATTAGGTGGAATATGCTGCGGAACACAATCAATTGAAGGCAGAGATTTTGATGTAAATCTCATGATGCGTAAGTTGTATGAAGATGACGGGTGCGTGTGTATAATCACTTTTTGGAAAGAAATATCCAAAGAAGAACACGAAGGGTTAATGGAGTTCTGTGATAAAGTTAATAAGGAGGGATAGTAATGAAGCATATATTTTTTTTATTTGTAGGTATTTTGGCTTTATACGAAATCATGAAAGCCTTAAACTGTAAGAGGGTTTATTCTCGTACATACGAATATATACATTCTCCCAAAGAAGATAAGAATACATATTTTAAAAAGCACCCCATGCTTCTTTTAATGAGCGTTTTGGATCTTTTTGAGTGGATGACATTAATGGCAGGACTAATGACAAGTCAATGGGTTTTATTTTTGGCGGTGATGGCTTTGTCTTTATCAAGATTCTACCGCCTCGGTAGTTGGGCCATATGTATAGACTGTATTATTACTGTGGCTATTTACTTGTTTGCTATTATTAATACTTATCATTTACATATAGAATTATGAGTAAATTAAGAAGATATAAAAAGGTAGATACGAGTCTGTCTCATTTGTGCACTTTTGCACCAGTTAAAGATCCGGCAGTGGTAATAGGGTCTTATTACTGCAAAAACATTTGTCCTCATTGCCGAGGGACGTTGAATATATTAGGAGTTAGATATGTAAGATGTGATAAACCATGAGTAAAAAAAGGGATGCCTGTACATCCCCTTAAAACAGCATTACGCCACTTTCTTACTATCTACCAAGAAAGAAAAGTATTTGGAATGTTTTGGATATATCCGCTTACCGTTCCTTATGATATACCGACAGAAAATACGAGTTTTGCCGTTTTCATTTTGCATTTGATTTTTCACAATAACACCTCCTCTCCGTTTTGCCTACTAACCTGTATTAGCAAGCTTTAAGCTGCACCCTGTCAAGTGCAACTAAAAAAGCCCAAAGTTACAGGACATTGGGCTTAAATGTCTTTTCTCAATGAGAACGGACAAGAAAGGTGACGAATGACAGTTCGTCGGGTTGGAGGTGTTAATGCTCCAAATCAAATGCGGTACAAATATAGGTTTTAGCCTACAAGTAAGGAACTTTATTAACGATTTTAATAGTCAAATTAACACATGAGTAAACTCTACAAAGCAACCATTTTCGGCAAACCGTTCATGCTTGGATGGTTCAGCCATGCGGACAAATGGTATCATAGAATTGGAATAATATATTGAGACAATGAGAGCAACCGAAAAGAAACTAAGAGACAGACACGCCCGTCTGCCTGAACAATACAAGAAGGTAGACACGACAGTCAACGGAGATGCAGAACACCTGATAGAGGAGCGCAAACAGCTTGAAAAGAACTTGGTTCCTCTTCGCCTTAGCAACACTACCGTTATCTACGTAACAAAGGATAAGCAAAACGAAGCGTATGCGGCAGTGGCGCGTAAACGAATGGGAATAGCCGAACCGAGGAAGGTATTTGTTGACCCTCTTTCACAGGAGAACATTACAAAGATGTACAAGGAGGACGGCATAGTTCCCCGCAGAATGGCCGAAATATTGAATGTAAGCGTCAGGACGGTGTATCTGAGATTAGCCAAATACGGGCTTACAAAAGTGAAATGCAGATAATTAAAACTTGTAATTATGAAAGATATTAAAAGAAAATACAGTTTCTCTGATATAGAGTTTAAGCCTTACTTTACAGAGGAAGAGGTAAATTTTATCAAAAAGATGAAATTGATGAAAGATGTTGATAAGTACATGCAGGGAGTGGTTGAGTTTGAGAATGGTTATGGCGTCAGTGTACTTTTAGGACAGCTGTTTTATTCAGACGGAAAAGACACATACGAGGTGGCCGTTACCTATGACGGCCATATAATCAACCGAGATAACGAGCAGTGGGTAGAATGCTTTTTGGACCGCTATGAAGTTGAGAAGCTGATGAACAATGTTGCCGGGCTTAACCCTATTGTCGTTGATTCGTTCGACAAAGGCGATTACTTGGTGTATAATTTTGATAAATATCATATGTATATAGTCAGTCCGGGAAGAGAAAACATTCATTTGTTTGGTTCTTTTTACGAAACAAGAAAAGCCACATACGAAGAAAGAGAGAAGATATTCGAGAGATTGAGAGAATCATTAATTTTTTAAACAAAAGCAATGGAAGATAATACATTAGACCAAAACCTTTATACCACCGCAATGAAAGAAGCGCTAAAGGTGGAGTTCTTGGAAAGCAACGAAGAGATTAAACTATATGCCGCCTCGCTGTATAATGCGATGATATGGGGTAGAAATCATACGGTTAAAGTAAAATATTAAGTTTTTCATTTGGCGTTATAGAAAAAGGACGTATATTTGCAGCGTTCTAACATATATCAATAGGCGGACGGTTGTCTGCTATTAGCAGGCATTTTTTATGCTTGTAAATAACGCTGTATATACAATATAACGGCTTTGTACCCCTGTGTGGAGTGTTAATGCACCCACTACTGCCTATTGGTATGTTAGAACGACGGGAAAGGCAAAGCCGTTTTTCTTTTGCCTATAATGCCAAAAACGTTCTAAATTATGGCACAACAAATTATTAAATTCGACTACAACGGTAGTCAAATCCCTTTTGAAAAAGGGAGTGATGTAATGGTAAATCTTACGGCTATGGCGAAAGCCTATCCTGATAAGAATTTATCCACAATTGTTAACTCGCAGGAAATCAGTGATTATTGCACTTCTCTCTCAAAACTACAAAATTTTAGTTTTGCTGATTTACTGATAGTTAGAAAAGGAGCGCCAAATCTTGGTGGAGGCACTTGGGCGCATCGACTTGTTGCTACACGAGTTGCCCAAAAGTTAAATTCTGATTTAGCGGTATGGGTGGATATGAAAATAGAAGAGCTTATGACTACCGGTAGTACGTCACTTCAACCGCAATATGAAGTTCCACATTCATTCAGCGAAGCTCTGATGTTGGCAGCAAAGCAGCAAATGAAGATAGAGGAACAACAGCAGCAGATTGAACTTAAAGAAGAGATAATTGAATCACAAGACAAGGAAATCAAACAATCTGCACCTAAAGTTGTGTACTACGATATCCACCTACAAAGTGTAAACACTCTTACCACTACTCAAATAGCAAAAGAAATCGGAATGGATGCCGAGAAGCTGAATAACAAACTGAAAGAACTTGGAATACAGTTCAAACAGTCGGGGCAATGGCTTTTAAAAGCTCCGTATGACAAATGGGGTATGCACTCAACGAGAACAAACACGCACACAAGAAGTGATGGCTCTACATCAACGAGTATTTATACTGTATGGACACAAAGGGGCAGGCGTTTTATTATAGCTTTATACGAAAACGAATGGAGTATAAAGAAATCTGTCAAACAGATAAAGGGAGAAATGGATTCCGCCTCATAAAAATAAGCATGACTTTTAAAATTGATACATTATGAAAAGAGATACAAAAACACCGTTCTATGACGTTATGTGCAATATAAACGAAAGCTGCGTTTTGGCGGTATATTTTAATAAAATTATTGGTGAATTGGAAACTGCAAGAATATTTTCTTCACCAAGAACATTTGAGGACGCTAAGAATGAGAATAAAGATTGCTCTGCTATTTTTTATCAAACTGTTCTTTGGGAATTGTGGTTTCATGGAGTTGTGGAAAGGCTTAATGAATGGAACGAAATGCTTAATGAATACTTTTCCGAATACGAAGGGAAGTGGAAATTTTATGCTTGCTCAAAAAGACTTGAATCTATCAACGAATATGGGGGTGAAGAATCAGATTACAATGAGGACGGTAGCATAAGAACTTTAAACCTAACCGAAGATGATTTGATACATCATACAGTTCTTGGTGAAATGGTGCAAGATGATTGGAGGGATATTGTGCAAGAAACTACCTGCGCCGATTTACAGTATATGATTACATGCTTAAAAGCCCATGCAAGCTTTTCATTACCCGATGCTTTTAAGGAATTTTTCGGGAAAGAAATTACCACTTATAAGCAAGATGAAAACGGCAATATGGTTCCAATGAATTTTGCGGATAAGGCCATGGATAAGGCAGTAGAGCAATATACGGCTGACGGAATGGCTATTGGTATTACATTGGTTTGCGAATTTATCCAACGTATAATCAGGGATATTAGGGCAATGGACAAGTTCAGTGACAACACAAACAAACTTATCCAAATACACAAGGATGTAAGAAATATCCTTGATTTTAACCTATGCGAAGTTTCCTATGTAGAGGAAATGCTCGAAGAGGAACGTAAAAGCAAATAATATCAAGCCTTGCCCGTATCTATTGCGGGCGGGCTTTTATCAACAAAACCTAAAACAAATATTCATCATGGAAAGAAATACAATATCCGCTAAAAAGCAATATGACGTCAGCGCAATGGGCGAATTTTTTAGAGACATTATAGCTCCTGAAGAGCTTAGAAAGGAACTCGTAGAACTGGCGTTTGATTACGCGCAATACGTAGATGAAGATAACACAGATTTGTTTAAAAACAACATGAGCACCATATACATACTGTATAGGGCACTGGAGGATGTGAAAGAATTAGAGACACAGGGTTAACAGCATAGCCAGTTTTACCGCAACAATAAGCGGTATAGCATTGCAAATAACATCCTCGGCTATCTTTAGAGCACGTTCCATTGCATCATAGCAAGCAGTCGGCAGAACATCCAGTGCGGTAAGTCTTCCGACTGCTTAATCAATATGTCTAATTGTTCATTCATAGCTATATTTTAGGCACATGTAAGACCAAATTTTATTATCTCCCGGCATCCAATCTTCATCAGCAAACCAAAAGGCGTACGCCGCTTCGATAATATCCTCTCCGTCCAAAACCTTGCACAGATCGGCCCAAAAAGCATTAAAGGCTACGTATTTATCCCAACGGGTGCATCCCGACGGGAAATTCTTGTTCTTGGTGGCTTCCTCTATCTGATCTACCGTCCAATATCCACCCTTGTGTTCGTTGCCTTCCTTGTCTGTGTATTCCATATCGGCAACATCGTGCATGGCAAACTCCTCGTTGTAATGGCATCCGCTCATGGCACCGTACAGCTTCCTTAACGCCAGCCAATACTTTTTAGGCTCCTTCTCTTTCATCGGCTCCAGCACATCCGAAAGAATGCGGGTACTCTCTATCATTACAGCTTCACCCTTGCCTTTGCCGTACTTTTCTATCAATTCATAAATAGTCATAATCTTTTCCCTTTCTTTTAATTAAGTAGTATGTTTCTTATCTGAATATCCTGCTTGCACCTCTTAGCAACACCTCAAAAATGGCGTCCCCGGTAAGGTTTGCTCCCACCTCCCGCCAAAAATTGGGCTTGCTTTGCTTTCTGATTATTTGAAGCAGCAGGTCCTGCTGGCGAAGGTGATGTTCGTTGTTCTTTTCAATGTCTTTTTGTAAAAGTAAAAGAGCCTTGACACCGTCATCCTTGCAGTTACCTATACACTCGTTGAGGTATTTGTCCATGCAATACTTCATAATCTTCTTGTTGCCCATATTGTTATTTCTTTCCGCATGACGGGCATTTAACCGTCTTTACGGGCTTTGGTTTTACAATTACAAATCTTCCCATAACCGATCGTATTTTTTGTTTATATAAGCCAAAAGCAAATCAATCCATAGTGCGGCCAAAGCGCACAGAAAAGAAACAAGGATGCAACGAATAACCGGACCTCCGCATGCAATGCTGTAAGCCAGCGTGAGCCAAAAGCTGATACACTTGCTGCATTTCAGCTTCTCCGATAAGTGTCCTATCTTCTCCGGGTTTACCGGAACAAGTCTTTTCAAAATGCCTGCTATGGCATTGAAAAGTCCCAAATAGATGAACAGGCATACGGAAACGGTTATTATCATTGCATCCCCAATCATACACTACTTGTTTTTGGATGATTTGGTTTCGTTTGCTAAGCTTTCATCTTCACCAAGCAATGCAGCTACGGCAGGCGCAGGAGCAGGGCTTGTGACAGTCAGGCCGAACTCTATTTCCACCGCATTTGTTTTCGTGCAGCAGTCTTGTACGTTGGTAGGACTTACCAGCACATTAGGCGTAACGGTAAGCGTTGCCGATGTGGGTACTGTGGTTGAATAGAACGGTACGGTAATTGAAGTGAACACTGTATCCGTCTGCGGGCATACGTCACAATTGTTGCATCCGCATACGTATGGCAGATAACTTACCGAACCTACCAATTGGATAGACAGCGAATAAAGGTTTCCGCCTAAAGAATCAATAGACTTTAAAACGGCCCTCATGGTCCCGCTCAAAGGATATTGGGCGGTGATACAGATGTTCCGGTTACGACACAGATAATGAATCAGGTCAATGTAATACATTATTGGGGATGGTGTCGTAGTCCCTGTGGCTACGGGGACAAGCTCCAATACGGAGGTTTGTCCCGATTTGTTTTTACAACAGCTCATAATGAATCGTTTTTTTATTAATATTATTCAGCAACGGGTTCCTCTGCTGATTGAGGGTATTTCTTTGGAGCCGGCACCCGGCTCTTCATCTCTTTTACAGAATCAGGCGTTCCTACACCCAGCAGCACATCGAGTTTTGCTTCAATGTTTATCAGCCGTTGTTCCGTAGCTATCAGGAACTTATTGTTTGATACTGCTATCTCGTAAATGGCTTGTATGTATTCGTTCATATTGTTTTGTTATTTAAAATATTTGATGATTTGATTTTTTACAAACAGGTTGTCTTTCCATTTAGGAACGCACTCTGTCAGCTTTTGTGCTGTTACCGCTCTTCCCTCGGCAGCATGTTCGTTTACAAAATCCTGCAATGCCTTTGAGGCTGCATCCGCTTCTTCCTGCGTATCGGCATATACTTTAAAATTTATTTCAAATCCTTTCATAGTGCATTTGTTTTAATTACAACGGAGGCAGAGGCGGTGATACTGGAGCGGCACCCGAAGGCGGCATTCCACCTCCTTTTTTCAGGCTTTTCAAGAACTCTATGCCTTGCATGATATCGTTCTGATTTTCTTTCACCCAGCCGAATATCGTTCCGGCGGTATCCCTCACCTGTTGCATGGTTGTGGGAGGAACAACATCAAACGTAGGCAGTTCTTCCATGTCCTTAGCGAGAAAATCATACAGCTTCTCCGCTTCCTCTACGTTTCCTTTGGCTATCATCAGAGTTTGCATTTTCAGTGCAACCTTACTGGTAGGCTTTATCATTTTCAGCATTTCCATATTGTATTTTTTCTTTCTCCAAAACATAAGTAGCAATGTTTTTTGTAAAAAGGGAAAGGCTTAGTGTGCCCTTCCCCGATACCGAAATGCAATTAGCCGTTGCAAGGACATCCGCAAGGCTGCGGTGCGCTGTACAATGCTACGGGCTGCGGACACATCTGTGAGCGACCTGTCAAACGGTCAGCCACGATCTGTGCTTCTGCCTGTGCGTATGCGCTTGCTCCTGCTCCCGCCAAAGCGTTAGCCGTAGCGCCTGTCTGAACATTTACGTAGTCAATCATGCGAGGTTGCTGATTTACACGTTCTGCGCGTTCTGCAATAGCCAGTTGAGCCAGTCGGTCAATGTCTCTTTGGTTAGCTTTGCTTCCCTGTGCGGCATAAACGCCACCGAAAATCCAAGCTCCGATGCCAGTCAACAAGGCTGCACTACCGATAGTAATAGCTGCAATTGATGTTCCGCTGGGTCTCTTTGCTGTTTTTTCAGCCACCATGAAGTGCTCGTAGGAACTCATGTCGGTTCCGTCGGACATGGCTTTCATTGCCATTAAATCTTCTGCTGTCATAGTCATAAAATATTTATTGTTTCAAGGCAGCCCGATGTAGGCTGCATGACAAAGGACGACAGAATCAATGTGCTATTATAGAAGAAACGAGCGGGTTATGGGCAAGTTCGGAGCTAATTTCGTGCAGGCAGTTTTTTACGCTCCACTTGTTTATTTTTACATCGAAATGGTTGCGTATCCTGTTTACCGACTGACGGGGTATTTTAGTTTGACGGGATATTTCCTCGTCCGTTAAAAACTGCGATAGGAAGTACACCAAAAGATAGCGCGCGTCTACGCATTCTTCTTTTTTACTGTCTATCAATTCCAATTCTCCAACCCCTGTATGCCTGCATACCGTAGACATCATAATCTGATACAAATCTCCTGTTTTCATATTATTCTGCTTTAAAACATGTAATTATTAAAAACAAAAATCACAACCCGGCGTTATTAAACTCGAAAGCCTCGTAACAACTCGGATTGTGATTGTTGTCTCTTGTGTTCGTTTCGCAGACAGAGGACAAGAGATAGGGGCTTTCTTTCTACTCTAAGCCCCGAAAGAGCGTCAGCTAAAGCCAACTTCTACACTTATTTCTTTTTTATCCTTATGGCAAGCCAAAGAACGGCCAATGCGACACATGCAATGTTTAGCATCATGCTCGCACCTCCGTAATTGATTTTAAACCGTTTCCACCATGATAGTTTCCTTTCCACAGGATAGGGCTTTGGCACTTCAATTCTTCTTATCTTTTCAATGAAGTAGGGTATTTTGACCGTCACCGTAGATTGGGGATAGATGCCTAATGAGTGGTTCAATATCCCCTTATTCCAAGACGCATAACTATAAGCATACGGGTTATGCAGGAATGACACAGTATCAGCAATAGACACGCTGTCTTTGTAAGGTATTAGCTTCTCCTGAAACGTTGTATCGTGGTAGACTATACTGTCAAGCACTTTTGTTTCAACAGGCACATAGACCGTCCTCGTTCGGCACGAAGCAAACACGAACACCAGCAGCATAGCCAGCAATCCAACAGACGCCCAAAATAATAGATTTCTTAGTTCTTTCATGGCATTATCCTTTGAAATATATGACTTTACCCTTTGTCCCGTCATTACGCATGTCAAGATGCACCCACGTAACATCCTGCTCCAGTCTGACAGGATACGGAAGAAGTATTTGGTTTGCCTTAATCCAGTTGCGCACCTCAAGAGCTGTCATGCCTTTTACATCGAAATCAATGCCCGTACCTTGCATGTGTGCCGATACGTACACTTTTTCAAGCCTTGTTTTTTCTGCAACAAGCTGGCAGACATTACATCTTAACCCTCGCTGTGTCACATTACCGCCTACCTGCCAATTATTCACATAGATAGGCTTGCCAAGTTTCTCCCTGATAACAAGCAGTGTTTCCAACAGGCGGTTATCGAAGAACTGCCAAGCGTTATCACCGAACTTCTCGTACACGTGCCTGCATACAAGTTCCTGAATGTCGAAGTAGTCTTTAATATTCATTTCTTTTCCTCCTTATCTTTCGTTATTATCTCGCTAACATCTTCCTTATCAACATTAAAAACCTTTTTGCAGAATATGCCCAAAGCTTTTAATACATTGAAATCATACCCTTTAGGCTTTAATATGTTGCTTATAATAGAACAAAACTCTATAAAGCACACAAAGAGACAGGAATATATATCAATGTTCCACTTGTCTCCGGAAGCAATGTTTATCATCACAACCATGCAGACAAATGCAAAGTAAGTTACCATTTTACCCATAGTACGGCGTATGGCTCCGGAGAAACGTACTTCCTCATTCATTAATAAACTCTTCCTAACTCCAAACGCCAAATCGCAGATAATAACTGAAAATGATACTATCAGCCAAGGTATCATGTGCTCCAATGACTGTATAATAAAGCTGCTTGCTATCACCGCGAATCCACCCGGTATGCTTTGGGTAACAATGTTTTCTTTCATTTTATCGTTATGTTTAAATTTCTTCTTATCTTTGTATCATTCATAGTATCAGAACTAATTACTACTGCATCCCCGTTTGGCTCGTGAGAGTGGAGCGGGGGTTATTATTACTAAGGGTTATCTACCCATTCGCCTGTATCCATGTTTTGATAGCGGCTAAACAACACACCCGCCTTGCCATTGACAACAATAGTCAAACTGACAAATAGGAATTGCGTGTATTCCATTCTTGGTGAATAGAAACTGCCTGACATTCCGAATGATTTAGTCTCTCCCGGCTGTGCTCCAGTTGTAACCGGGCCAAAATAATCACTGTCTCCCTCGCTATAATTTTCAATATAAGCCGTTATCTCTACATTGTGGGTTACATTGCCATTGTTCTTTATGTAACCGCTAACATCATATACAAGCCAAGCAGGCTCATCGTAATTCACAGTTTCTGTATATAGTACCTTTGGATAACCAACCAGCTCATACTGAAGCGTAGGATTGTAGGTGCTTTTAAGAGCAGCCCTCCCGTATCCGGAATTAGAATCAGGAGCTAAGTAATATTCAGCTCCTGACGGAGGAGGAGCGGATTCATTTCCGCCTGTGTACATGTTAGGAGAAAGTATGGTGTACATGTCTATTGTATCACCTTCTTTCCAGCTTTGAAGAAGAGGAACGCTTAATGTGTCTGACGAAAAGTATTGTAAGGTTGTGGCGGACGTCCTGTATGCAGATTGATTTCTCGTCCTGTTCAAGGCCATTATTCCCGGATACCAACTAAGTTCATCGGAATGTACGTCTTTTGCCCTGATATTTCCTTCAGGTAAATCAAAATCATCATCTATATCCAATGTCACATAATTGTATCTATCAGGTTCATCTATGCTTAGCTCTGCCGGGAATCCAGTTCTTACCGGGGATATAGCAGCGCTGTTATAACCTCTGAAATCCTCCAGTCTATAAGGCTCGGCCACTCCTCCCCTTGGTATATTGTATCCCCAAGATATGTCACCACCTATGTTAGAAGTGTCTACTTTTACCACATAAATACCGTATCGAGCATCATTGAAATCGGAATCGGACATTCCAAAATCTTTCCTATATCGAACAGGTTTGCGCTTTGAAAACTTATTAATTCTTGCATCCGCGGTAAAGTAACTTGGCGCATAATTGATATTAACACTGCCTCCTGCATCACGCAGAACCGCACCTACTTCGGAGCTTAAATCGACATCGGTATTAGGTACAATAGCCATATCATACCTCCTTCCGTATAATGGTGATACCACCAGTAACAGCAATAGACATATCACTGTCACCGTCAATCTCGTAGTCTCCATGTACGACCCTGTCCGCTTCATATAGGCTTTCATCTGCATAACAATTCCAATTAGAGGATGTTACCCCCCCCTCGCAAGTTGTTGATAACCAATAGGTTACCAATAACTAATAAATCAACCTTTACCTTTTTCATGACACAACCCCTTTCTGATTAGTTACTTGAACACATCAAAGACACCCTCTATTGCAGTACGCAAGATGTACGGATAGTTCTCCGCATACTTCTTCAAGGCTGCTGCCTGTTCTTTTGTGACCTTTGACTGGCCTGTTTTGTAGATTTCGCGGGCTACTTCCACCTCGCCCAATTCCTTAGACTGGGAGTATATCACGTTAGCAAACTGCTTAACCAATACGCCAATCTCACCGTCACCGTCTACGAATATCTTAGACTTTGAGCCGTCAATGTTTTCGATTTCTGCTTTGGCAAAGTCAATATCTCTCAACTCTTCTTTCTCTTTCTTTTCTTTCTTATCTTCCATGATGATTATAGTTTAATGGTTGTACAATTACAATGAAACAGGCTGTGCGGTAGCTATCTTGGCTTTCGTGTCAGCGATAAAGGTGTTGACGGCCGCGGTGATATTGCACTGCTCCTGCTTGTCTCCCACGTTATGGTTGATGCTCAGGTTCTCGTTGCCGTAACTGTTGAAAGTAGCCACCTGTGAGCCGTCTTTCTTCACTGTGCCTGAATTGATATTACCTACAATGCCATTGTTTATCTCGGCATCCGCTTCAATGTCATAGACCTTAGATTCGTCTACGGAGTTATTCACTCTTACTGTTGCTCTCACTAACTTTTCATAAGCCACTTTTTCTGCGGCGGTTGTTGATGTACTCATAACTTTTGTTTTTATTGGTTACTATTCTATTATTATCATATTGTCATTTGCATCTACTTGCATCGATGTGATTTTCATTTGGGAAAGGCCGATTATTCCCAATATCTCTATCCCGGTCTCACGCTCTATGCTGTTTCTCACGCCTGATATGTCGGTAATGAGGAACTGCGGAATATCTTTCCCGCCAAACCGCACAAGCGTATTGCAGTAATACACATCTTCCATTTCACCGCCAGCACCAACAAGAGAGCCGGGGTATTTGCGTCCTCTCACGATGTCGAACTTCTTTACCTTGTCCTCGGCAATAAGCCCAACACTCGCACCTGTATCAATAAGGAAGAAGCCTTTCTTTCCGTTTACCTCAGCTTCAATGATAAGCCGCTTGTCTGATAATGATTTGAATTGTTTCATATTATTGGTTATTATGTCCACATTACTGAATATCTTGTTTTCCCTAATACGGGATTAGAGCTTTCCATTTCCACTATGAAATCGTTGTAATGGGAGAAATCGGGTATCTCGCTGGTAGGCATAGAGTATCCTATTCTTAATTCATATTCTTCTTGAGAATGTGCAGCTATAATTTCTCCTCTATAATCATGTTCTGTAACCTTTAAGGGTACTTCCCTGCGACCTTCATCTGTATCAATTCCGTATAATGTTACTGTGCAATAGCCCAGCTCTTGATCTTCCGGTGTTTGGTTTAATCCCCACCAGTTTTCAGAATACATAGTTCCATTATCGTAAATTTCTGCTTGGATTCTGACGTGCACCATTCCCCAATCAAAAGCATTTATTCTGAATGTATTGATAGGCAACGAACTAAATGTCCCTGTCCAATTTAAAGGATTGAAAGATGTGTTTCTTTTTGAGCATACGATGTAGGCGCACGAATATTCACCTACTCCCGATGTAAACATAAGGTCACCGCTTGCAGTTACTTGGAATTGAATAAAGCCTGTACTGCTACGATACATCTGTCCTATTGTATTTATAGAACAATATCCTGTATATACATTATTATGATAATTCCATAATATAACGCCTATATAGCTGTCTTTGAATGGCGTTCCATTTACGCTTATATCAGTGATATTTAAGTTGTATGGAATATCCTTGCTCGGATTGTATAATGTTGCATAAAAATATTCTTTATCGGATATGGTCACAAGTTTATCGGCTGGCTGGGTTAACCAATTACCGCAATCGGTGTTATATCGAACGAAGTCTGATAATCTCAATGGGACATCTCTGTTCTCATTTCTAATAGGGCGATAATCGTACATGTAATTTTCATTTGCCAGCAAATCGTAAAGGAACTGCTCTAAGCCCTCCTCGGTAGTCCAGTTTATGCTATATCCACATTGCCCGTCATACCCTTTCCACCAATCAGAAATATTATCTGTAAAATTTGCATTTAAGATAACAGGCTTGTACTTCGCATCCTTGTTTATTCTCGCAGGTCCGCGAAAATAGGTAACCGGGCTATTTATAACCACATTACCCCCTGCATCCCTCAGCACCGCACCGATGTTGTTTGACAGGTTAATATTGGTATCGGATATTATTGCCATTATGCTGCCCTCCTTTCCAGTCCGCTAACGCGGTTCTTTAGTTCTTCATTCTCACGTTTTAATCTCTCTATCTCTGTTTCGTGTCTGCCAAAATCCTCTATCAAAAATCTTTGGAAATGCTTGGCCATAGACAGTACACATGTAGTTGCAAGCACATCATAACTCATTGTGAAGAAGCCCTCATTGTCTGTGTCTGTCACCTGTGGAAGAAACACGTTCCAATACTGGGCACTCGTTCCTGCTCTGACCTTGCATTTTTCATCTGTCTTGAAAATGTAATCGAAAAGGTCAGCATTTGCCATTACGTCAAGAGGTACGATGATGCTGTTCAGGACGTTCTTCTTTCTTAAGTCGGAGTACATTGTTATTCCGCCAGTGGTAAGGAAATTGCCGTACAATTGCCATGTCTGACCGCCCCAGTCATGCCATTCTCCAGTAGGATCACAAGGCCCTAAGCGAACCAAGCTGTCACTTCCGCCTGAGCCAATTCCTGCCATATAACTGCCGGGCTTATCAAACGAAAAGGCGGCGGCGTTATTATTGGTAGTGTATCTATATCCGAAAATTGTCCCTTTACATTGAAAATGTCTATCATTATACACTTTTACCCAAGTGGTATCTTCCATGTATATACCGCCATTGTAGGATTCGTTATACCAGCCTGTGTTACCGAATGTTCTAAGCCAACCATTTGCAAGAATATCTCCATTTACATGAAGCTTATAACTTGGCGATGTAGTGCCTATGCCGACGTTGCCGCCACCCACACAGCAAATTAAGTTATTAGGAGAATCATGTTGTAAATACAGATGAGTGTTATAAGCATTTATCTCACCACCTCTTCCGCTATCATTTCCGTTGTTATCGGTCTCAATGCAGATATTAACAAATTTAGCTCCTCCTGTTACATTGTCTGTGCCGTCAAAAGGCTTACTGAATATTGTGCGAGGGGTTTGCAGCTTGGTGGCGGAGTAGACATTACTGTCAGTTGTCGCTAAAGCATATTGGTAATAATTATAATCGTTAGTACCGAAAAGATAAGGAACGCCATCCAACGGGAAAAATACACCTGATGAGTATCTCGGGTATCCGTCACTGTTTATTCCTTCAGCACAATATAACTGTATTTGCATATTTCCTAATGCATTAGGATGCCCAACTCCAACAAATAGAGTATCGGATGCGCCTGTATTAACATTATTATAACACCAACCTAATACCTTTCTTAAATAGACGTTAGTATCAGGAGAACCAAATTCACTGTAATGAGGGAAGCCAATTTGACGCATCACTCTATCTCCTACATTACCAAGATGTTTACCGTCCAACAAATCCGCATCCAGCCCTGAACCTGAACCATCGTTGCCGGCATCCCAAATCCTATTACCAAGCCTTGTTAATGTGCCATCTTTTGCAACGTTAAACAAAGCTCCAAGATTTACGTCATCCTCATTTAGCACTCTGAATACAGAACCATTATCACCTGAGCCGAATGCTGTAACACAATCATTTGTTATGGCTAATCCTCCAATGTCACTGGGCGCGTCATATCCGTTAGTCTGTATGTATAGAGCCTTAGTGTTGTTAGCAGCACTAATATCGTGCATAACAATACCACTAATAGTTGCATCTCTATAACCTATTATATAAGCTGCACCTGAATTAGCAGAAGACCTACCATAAATATCAGAATCATTTGACATTAGCAATGTTCCCGTCATCGTATCCCCTGCCTTATTTACAAAAAATTCGTCACACTCACTCTTACTGTATACTGTTGTGTTTATCTCGTGCTTCGTATAAGCATCCGTAATCCCATATCCCCCCAGCGTAGTAGGATGAGAGGACAACTCACCAAACGAATAACTCGGCTTGTTCGGCTGCTTGGCCCAAGAATACACGTCACTTGCTGGCAATGTGGTGGGGTAATTCGGCAATGTAATAAGCTTCGTGGTTTCATCAGGAGAATAGGTTGTTCCGTTAAGTATAATCCCGTCTACCGAACCACCTCCAACACCGCCTATTACGCTTAATACATCACCCTCTTTGGATAATGTGGTATTGTCAATCGGAAGCGCATCAAGAATGGTTGATGCCGTATGACTGCCTTGTGCAAACATGGTAAGACTACCCGTCAAAATCAAATCACCGTCTAACTCAACCACTCCGTCAGAATGCTTCTTCACAAGTATATCACCGATATTTAAGCCGTTTATGAATGACTTGATACCTGTAATATCCTGTGCACCTGATTTGGTTACGTAATCGGTTAATAGTTCGGTTATGTCGTTTTTGGTGTAGGCGTCTGTGATGCCATAACCTGCAAGAGTAGTGGCTTTATCCGCCTTAACGGATAGTAATTCAGCTAACGTGCTTGTCTGCGTCTGACCTGCAAGGAATGATTCAAGCTCTTTCCATTTATTGATGATGCCGTCAGTATCAGTCCCTTCCAAGAAGTTATCTACCTTAGCGGATAATTGAGACAAGGACGATGAAGTAGCATAACCGCTAAGTGTGTTATTAACCCATTGCTCCGTAGCATAACCGCTTAATGAAGGATAATTAGGCAAGGTGATTATTCCGTCCTCATTAGGAGTGTAAGTATTGCCGTTAACCACTATACCATTGGCAGTACCCTTTCCACCTGTTGCGACAAGCTTTCCGTCAACCCACTGTATTGTCACACCGTCTATTGGGAGACCTTCGTAGATTGAAGGGACTTGAACGTCTGCACCTGCGTACATGGTTACTCCGTAGGCGGTAATCAACGGTTTGGTTAAGAATAAGTATTCCTTTCCGTTATCGTCAACCCTCTCTTCAAGGTTTCTGTCCCAAACGACTTTGTCGAGCTTCTTTCCGAGAAAATCATCTATCTGATCTCTCGAATAGCTGTCACTTCCATTACCGCCAACTCTTGCAACCTTATCCTTATTTGTTTTTATGAAGATAGCAGGGTCTTCATCTGCATTACATACATATATTTCCCCGTCATTAAGTCCGTCGAGCCCGTTCCCGCCCGGAGTAGATATATTAGGAGCTTTCGCCCTGTTGTTTTCAAGGTCGCTCCCATGCCAATTTATTTTATTTACCCTCTTCTTTATCATACTTCCACTGTTGTTACGTTAGTAAAAGCTGATTTGTCAGCCTTGAACTGCAATAGCTGCCCGTCTGTGGCATTATCAATCACAAATGCCCCATATAATGGCGGTGATGCTGGTTCGGGAGTGCCTCCGATACCGGAAATATCATTATATTGTTGTTCAAGAGCGATCGAGATGTAGAATAATTGGCTTGATTCAATAACCTGTGTAATTTCAGGTACTGAACCCTCGGAACGCACGAACTTCGTCCCGTCAATTTCCACCATTGAAAGGCATAAGATGCGGTTTAAGTGTTTGGCAAACCAATATGGCACGCCTTTTGAGCTTCCGATTGTAAGGGTATAAACATCATACGGGACTGCGTATAACTCCTCTATCTCCTGCATCTGATTGCGGTATTGCTCGTTGCTTATATGAGAAGTATATCCTTCCGGCTTAAATCCGGCTTCTACCCGGAACTCAAACACCTGTTGAGTATCGTTTATCCAAAATATGTTATCAAAAGCGGAATTATTACTCTTGTGAGAATACCTGATAAGCGTTGTTTCCTCTAATATAATATCAGAGGAGCACACCTCGAATGGCTCTGACGCATTACCATTGACAGTAACCGTATATTTTGCATCATCCAGCCCGCTAAGGACTGCATAATACATTAATACGTTATCATTTTGATTGTATGTAGAAAGAGATACAGGAGTAGAGGTCTCGGCGACAAGGTTGTTAAGTGTTACTGACACCTCCTCCGAAGCGCTCGCAAACACCTGTATATGGATTTTATCAGAAGTGTGGAACCTCTGAACGTAGTCCATTTCCAGCCCAAACTTATTTTTTATAGGTGAGAAAAAAAGAGGGCAAACATCACCAACCTTTACCATGTCTTTTCGTCCTTTTTACGGTGACGTGCAACTTTACACGTCCTTTGCAAATGTACATACTATTTAGAATAATTCCAAATAAGAACCAATAAATTAAATAAATTATTATCTTTGTATCGCCATGTGATGTTGCATGGAACTCAAAATCAGGACTTATGGCAAACGAATTTGTAATTACAGATGTAGTAAGCAAAGAGGCTTTACAGCAGCTAAAAACATTATCACTTGAGTTTGATTCGGCAAAAGGTAAGTATGTAGAATTTGCAAACACATTAGCGGCAAGCTCAAAGACAAATCCAAGGACTTTTGACGAACTTTCCCAAAAAGCACACGATTATACATCCATTCTTGAAAAACTGAACAAAACACAGGAAAGAATGGAATCCATTCAGACAAAGCAGTTGACTGTATTGCGGCAAATATCCCAGCAGTTTAACTCTATGACAAGTCTTCAAAAGCTAAACATCCTGTTTGAGCAATTTTCTAAAAACGTAAAAAATGCAAGCGATATGCTCGCCGGGCTTTCTTCTTCTTCCAATCAAGTTGCTTCTGCACAGGAAAATGCAGCCAAGAGCACACAGACTGCAAGCGACACGATAAATCAGGCATCCGCTCAACTTCAAGCAGCCAACATGAATTATGCTTCCATAATTGATACGGTACAGGCTTACGATAGTGAAGTGACTAAATTAACAGCCGACACCATAGCCAATAAAGAGGCTATGAAGAAAATACTATCTGATATTCGCGAATTAAACAAATCTTATAAAGCAGGAGAAATTACCTTAACAGAATACATTAACCAATCTTCTTTATTAAAACAAAGGCACTCGGAACTAATAGCACAAAATCAACAGTATTCAGCTTTAATAAAAAATCATTCCACTTATATAATATCCGCTTCCGGTAGTTATAATGAAATGAACGCCGCCATGCTTGAACTGCAAAAAAGGTATAAGGCGTTAAGTGAAGCTGACCGGGAAAGCAGCATAGGGAAAAACCTTATTTCCCAAGCCAATTCTTTGAACAACAAATTAAAAGAGATAGACGCACAATTTGGGAACTATCAAAGAAATGTGGGTAATTATGCGTCCTCATGGAATGGGTTAAATGTACAGACGCAACAATTATTGCGGGAACTACCGTCTCTTACAGTGAGCCTCAACCAGTTCTTCCTTGCTATCTCCAATAACTTACCAATGTTTGCGGATGAATTAAAAAGAGCAAGCGAAGAATTTAAACGGATGAAAGCTGAAGGATTAACTGCAATTCCTGTTTGGAAACAATTGTTAGGTAGTATCTTTTCTTGGCAGGCTGCACTTGTAATAGGTATAACATTGCTGGCTGCGTATGGTTCGGAGATTGCAAAATGGGTAGGAAGTTTGTTTAAGGCAGAAAAAGCAGTTAATGAGGTAGCAAGCGCTGAAACTAATTTGGCAAATGCAAGGCGCAAGGGAATTTCTGACAGCATGAAAGAAAGGACAGAACTGGAATTGTTATATAAGGCAACGCAAGACAATAAACGTTCAATGAAAGAGCGTATTGCTGCCATTGATGAGTTGCGAAGTAAATATCCTTCATATTTTGGAAATATGTCAAACGAGGAAATTCTCGTAGGCAAAGCAGCCAAATCTTATAAAGAACTTCGTACAGAACTTGTTGCAAATGCTATTGCAAGGGCTCAATTGGATAAAATGACAGAAATTTCATCGCAAAGATATGAAGCTTGGATAAAAAGGACTAATCAATATAACACGTATTTAAAAGCACAGAAAAAAGAAGAAGAAGCAAAATTAGCATTAGAAAAGGCTACCCAAAAGGCGAGAGAAAAAGGCATAGAAGAAGGTAGCATGCGAGAATCGGTGTATTTATCGAAAAGAAGATCTGATTTAGAAAAAGCACAAGAGCAAACCCAAAAAGAGAAAGAGGCGTGGGAGTCCTTATTGAAAGTGACTACCGATTACGATAAGACTTTGGAGGGAATGGCTAAAAATATCAATGTAGGAGCATTGGTTAACGATCCGGGAAAAAGCGATAAAGCTTATGAAGAAGCCAAGAAGAAGGCAGAAGAATATGCCGAATACATTAAAAAGATAACAGAAGATTTAGCTAAATCAAGGATTGATTTAATTGCTGACGGCAGAAAAAAGGAAATAGCCGAGGTTAGTAGAGAGTATGAAGATAGGATTAAGGAAATAAAAGGCAATTCTGAAAAAGAAATTGAATTAAGGAAAAACCTTGAAACGCTGAAAGGAAAAGCCATTGCGGAAATAAACGATAAATACGACAAGGAGCTTCTTGAAATAGAGAAAGCAAATCTTGAAAACAGATTGGCTTCCATTGGCGATAATTCCAATGAAGAATTAGACAAAAGGCTTAATCTCCAAATCCAACTTAATAATATGATGCGTGATGCTGAATTAAATGATGCGGAGAAGAACGGAAACGATGTCTTGGCAATACGAATGAAGTATATGAAAAGGGAGAACGATTTGATTATGCAAAACCTTGAAGAGAGATTTGGGATGATTGAATCAAACACCGATAGGATGATAGACAGGCAGGAAACAGCCGCTTTGGAAGAAGCTAATTTGCTTAAAAAGCAGTATGCAAATGGAGAAATCGGTAAAGAGGATTACGAAAAACGGCTGTATGACATTGGGGTAAAATATGCTAAAGCCCGTCTTAAAACACTTCTCGCAGAAGCAGAAGCGGAAATGACACTTGTTGATATTAATAGCGAAAAGGCTAAGGAATTACAAGAAAGAATTGATAAAATTCAAGCACAAATAGATCAGCTTAGCTTAGATGATGCCAATAAAAAGCAAGAGGAGTGGATAGACAAGTTCAAGAGCGGGCTATCAGAAATGAATGACGCAGCAAGAGATTCTCTTGGGGAAACGGCTGGAATATTTGAGGGGTTATCTGGCATAATGGCTGATGTAGCAGAAGAAGGCAAATTAAGTTTTGAAAATATGGCGCAAGCCGTAAGAAAGATAGTATCAGGCATCACCTCGTTAATGACAGATATATATGACGCCCGGATAGAGAATATTGAAAAAGAACAAGAAGCCAACGATGAAGCATACGACAAGGAGATAGAACGTATAGAATCACTTGAAGAGAACGGAGCTATTTCCACCGAAGAAGCGGAAGCCCGCAAACGCGATGCCGAGAAAAAAACAGCCGCCAAGAATGAAGAACTTGAAAATAAAAAAGCTGCATTGCAGGAGAAGCAGGCTAAATGGGACAAGGCAAATTCTATTGTTCAGGCGGGGATAGCCACCGCTTTAGCTATAACAAAAGCATTACCTAATTTAGTTCTTGCCGCTTTGGTTGGTGCAATGGGAGCTGCTCAAATTGCTGTTATTGCTGCTCAGCCCATTCCCAAATATGCAAAGGGTACAAAGGATCATCCGGGAGGATTGGCTATTGTGGGTGACGGTGGAAAGAAAGAAGGTATCATAACTGATAACGGGTTGTTTGTTACGCCTGATAAGCCCACATTGGTAAATCTTCCAGCACACGCACAGGTAATTCCGGACTTGTCTTATATATATGACAGAGACGGCCTAACATCCGATTATGGCATAATAGAAAAGAAGTTGAAAGATATGCGAGAAAGTGGCATAGTAGTCAATGTAAACAATGATTACAGCAGTCTTGAAAGGGAAATGAAAGGCAATACAAGGCAATTGCAGAACATCGGAAGAATGATGAAAAAAGCTAACCATATCGCAGATTACAATTGGATTTCAAACCGTATATAAACTATTGAATATGATATACAATGATTTAAGTAAGATAGCCCTTTCCCGTTTCATTGACATCTTTCTTGGAGATGTTGACAAGGTTGTTCAAAGCGGGGTGCACAGCATAAAAGAAAAGGTTTTGGCTGCCGAGAATCTATGTAATGAATACTTGTCAATCATAGGCGGTAAATCAGCCGTTGCGCAGATAATCAGGAGAAACGAAGTCCTTAACATTCAAATACGGCTGAACTGTTTTTCCATGTGCGAAAAATTAATCTCTTCCGGGGACTGGGATGTTGTCGTCAGTATTATGGGCGCTTTAGGATACAGGTTCAAAGAAGATGAACACGAAAAGATAACAAACCGGATAAAGAGCGTTTCAGCTTCCGACAATTACAGACTGGCAAAGCTTCAAGAATCGACCGCAAATTCCGGTAAGGTTAAAATGGATAGGGATTATTTCACGAAAGAAAGGGTTTCTCTCATGTCTCATGTGAAGATGCACATTGATGAGAACACCTTTTCTGCCAAAGAATACGCCTATATGGTTAGACGCATGTGTGACGAGATAGATGCTTTGATTCGTTCAACTTCAAAAAAGAAATAAGATGTATTATAGATGTGAGTTGCTGGTAGGAGGTAATGTACATGATGTAACAAATGACCTTGTCAATTGGGATGATGTAGAGATGTCTTTCAAGAGAAATGACTATGACGGTGTCGTGCGTAGTTTCTCAACCAAATTTGAGTTCTCAGGAGGGGCTTACTCTCTTCTTCTAAGAGAATATCAGTCAAACTATTTAAAGTCATCCGCTACGATTGTGTTTTATGTAAGGAACAATTCGTGGCTATTGAACGAGAAGTTCAGGTGCGCTTTGGATTACTCCACATTCACATACACCGACATATCATGCGAGATTAATGCGGTTGACAATAGCCTTGCAAGTCTTATAAAAGCCAAAAAAGGCACGCAATATGAATACTTGGTTAGCGAATTGAAGGAGCAGAAACCTCTGTATTATGATAGGTTGATGATGGATAGTGAAGCAAAATGGACTATCCCCAGCAACACAGAAGACGGCAGTATTTTTTACGATATGAAAACCTATCCAAATGCCTACTATTCTATTCCATTTTATATATTATCATCAGAAATAGCAACAAAAAATATCGTAGAAATATTTGATGTATCCGAAGGAAAAGCCGACAGTACAGAAGCTCTTTTTGAGAACTATCTATTTAAAAACACATCGGATAAGGAAATGACGGTGAGAATAAAAGTGATGTTCAATGTATCCCTCTCGTATCAACTTACTGGCGTCACTTATCCTATATACATAAGACTTTCTTCTTATAAAACTGATAGTGGTCTTTATATACTTTATCAGTCAGAGCAAATGCAAACATCAAAAATATATACTGTCCATATAGATAACGATTTCACAATTTCCCCAGGAGAAAAGATTATTTTTAATATAGTTCTTTCTAAATCTGACTTTATATATGAGAATATTCCCGTCTATTTCAATTTTAGAGGTTTCGGTATGCCGTTAAGTATAAATTTCTCTGCACAAGATGCCCCGGTAAACATAGATTGCATCCGTCCAAGTGTATTATTAACCCGCCTATTGAGAACAATTACAGGCGACAATAGCGTAATCGGAGAGATTACCAACACAACTGATGCGCGTTTGGATAAAACAGTAATTGCGCCAGCCGAAAGTATCAGAGGAATACCAAATGCCAAAATATATACATCCTATACCAAATTCGCAAACTGGATGAGTTCTGTTTTCGGGTTTGTTCCTGTTATAGGTGATAATAAGGTAACATTTGTGCACAGGGATGTTTTGTTTCAGGATAAACTGGTGAAAGATTTGAAAGACGATACGGTAGACTTGAATTATAGCGTAAGCTCCTCAATGATATATTCCCGGCTAAAAGTAGGATATGACAAACAGGACTACGACAGCGTAAACGGACGTGATGAATTTCATTTCACAAACGAATACACCACCGGAATTACTCTCACAGAGAATGCGAAAGAATTGATAAGCCCATATCGCGCGGATGCATACGGCATAGAATTTCTTGCCGCAAAAAGAGGCGAAGATACAACGGACAATGACAGTGATAGTGATATATTCTTTGTTGGTGCCGCACTCGAGGGAGGAAAGTATAAACTTGTACGAAGCGGATACACCATATCCGGCGTTATATCTCCGTCTACCATGTTTAATGCCATGTATTCGCAGCGCTACATGATTGAAGCGAACGCACGCTACCTTGCCGCCTTTGCAGAGCAGTTGTCTTTTACCTCCTCTGACGGCAATAGTGATGTTGAGATTAACGGAGTAAGAGAAACCAACGACATAGCATTAGGTAATAGGCTGTTTACGGTTGGGGAATTATCGGTAGAAACAGGCGATCAGGGAACACCCTCTGATTTATCAGGCTATATACGGATAGAGAAGAACGGAAACGTGTATAAAGGATATGTAAAAAGCGTAAGTTACAATCATGGAAAGGCAAAACCTGTAAAGTATTCACTGATAGTTAAGAGCGTAGAATGAATATATATAAAAAGCCAGATGTAGTGTCTGGCTTTATTCCAATCAAATGTCATCCTTAAATATCTGTAATGGCTTATACATTCTTCTCGTTGGAGATGATAAATCATTGTTTGTTTGATAGAAAAAATAGTTTCTATTATAAAATTTATTTGTCCTGGGATTATTTAGAGAATCCACCGTAATAAATTGGCATCCAGCCATTTTATAATGACAAAATGTATATACAACAAAATCTATAATTTGTAGTCCTATACCTTTGCTTTGCCAATCTTTTCTAACCCCTAAATGTCCTATATTTATGGCTGGATATGAAGTTTGATTTTCAAATGTAGGTATATATTCATCGCTTATTTTGGAACAGGCCTCTTCTATAAAATCTTTTTTATCATCTTCGCTATCTATTATAACAGCATCATTAGCAAGCGTAAAAATAGCGACAATCTCCCCCGAAATCTTTTCTTTAGCACAATAAGCAGCCAAATAATGATGTTTCATACAGAGAAACACTTCTTTGTGAAAAAAATTGTCAAGTGATTCGTTCCCACATGAAAAAGAAAGAATGTAAGATTTCTCCTCTCCTGATAAATCAGATAAGGAGATTATAGAAATATCAATATCCGAGGATTGGGTTTTTTCCGCCATTGTTAGATATAATCCTTCTTGCAACATTAGTTATCCTTTCTTTTTGCTCTTTAAACAAAGCAAATTCTTTAGAGGAAAAATCCTTAGTTGCATATCTACGAACAAGGGAACGAAATTCTTTAATCTCGTTCTTTGTCATTTTAGGATTTGAATTTGTTTTTATCATAATAATATCTACTTGGTTACGTTTTCCCCAAAAAAATAAAGGCATTTATTGTATAATCATTTTTGTGGTAGCTGAAATGAAGCAACATGAATCACTAACAATTCTTCCTTCCCCTACTATTTCACGCAGCGGGAGATGCTTTACTTCGCTTCTCAACGTCCATCCCAATCTATCACCTTTTGGCTTTATGCGATGCGGATGCTTTGCAGAATATCTTGCTTTCTTATTTTCTATTATACTTCCCATACCACCTTAATTCTATAATATTGTAGAACGACAGAACGAACGACGCAATTTAAACATAACACTACCTAACAATGTTTACTACATTGTTAATAATATTATTTCCGATACAAATTAAAGCAGAAATAGGGATGTAACCAAAACATGAGACGGATTTCTTTGTAATTTAGAAACGGTCTAAATAGACATTTTACTTACCAATCGTCATTTTCTAAAGATTTATTTTGTATTTGGGTTATAATATTATCAATAATTCTATTCATCCCTTTTTCTGCCGCTTCCTTAAGTTTTGGGTATCTTAATTTTCCTTTAGTGTTATAAAGATACAGAGTTGAAGACATGTCAGCCAACCCCCAACCTGAATCGAAAACATATTCTTTCTTATCCTTTCCGCTTCCTTGTGTGCAATTAATTATATAAGGTGAGTCAACTCTTATTTTCCCATCCTTGAACTGAAATGTAATCTTATATGTAACATCTACGCAAGAGGAAGAAGGACGTCCAAAAACTTTTATAGGCCAGCATATATTATCAGTATAAGCTGTTATGGATATTGTTTCGTATTCACTCGTACTCATTACATCTTTAGGAGATATATAGGATGATGTCAAGACTGACTTTGTTTTTGTAAACAAATCTTTTTGTGTCATTCCATCGAACTCATATATGACATATCCCTTCCCGTCCTCAGTCGTAAAAGGTCCGTCCTTAATTACAAATTGCGCATTACACGCAATAGACGAAAGCAATGCTAATAAAAACAATACTCCTTTCATGTTGATTAATTTTAAGTTTTGCTTGCAAAGTAACCTTAAATAAACCGTTTTGACAATATATTTGGCATAAATCTTCACAATTTAGAATGATTATAAATAGTCTAATCACTTCTTTTTCCCGAATAATTCAGCATGGCTTCCAAGTCTAAGTATTTCAATAACATCATTCTCCTCGTCAAACCATATAAGTAGAAAATCTCCCTCGATATGGCACTCCATGCAATCCTTATACTCACCAATCAGAACATGAGCTTTATATTTTTTCGGAAGTTCGATTTCATTCTCCAGCATACGAAGCACTTCCAATAATTTGCTCAATTTGGATGGATTGTTCCGGTATCGCTTAAAATCTTTTTTGTATTGTGTCGAATAGCGTAACTGTTTCATCTACTCACAAGATTTTATAAAGGCTTCCATACTGCTTGTGTCAATAACACCGGCATATTTCCCTGAACGCGCCTCTTTAATGGCTGCTATGGTCTCTTCATTCGGTTCTGAATACATTGCATCCATTAGTGTGCTTTCTACAAAATTGTTAAGGCTTCTGTTCGCTTTTTTTGCCTGTTCCTGCAAAATTTGCAATAAATCCTCACGCAAGCGGAACGAAGTTTGTTTTCTTACTACTGCTTCCATATTATTACTGTATTACATCGTATTATATTATATCGCAAATGTAATACAATATTTCGGGAAACCAATCTAAAATGAGAAAAAAGTAATCACTATAATTTATTTTTCAATAAGAGGTTTGATATTTCAAAGATAATAGCTATCTTTGCGGTGCGACAGTTTTATATACATATTTGGATTGGGGATTTTTTATGCCCTATATTGAACTACTGCCCAAAATATAAGCAGAGGTTTCTCCGTACATATTCGCCCCAAGCCGATATGGAACTGTCGCAAGTTGGAGAAATTCTCTGCTTTCTTTATTTATTAACTTTTAATTTTCATTGTTTATGCGACAGTTGAATGAAAATCAAATCTTCCAATACAACGGAAGTCCTATTACCTTTCTGAAAGGAGATAGTGTTATGGTGAATGCAACCGAAATGGCTAAACCGTTCGGGAAACGTTGTAATGACTTTTTGTCAACAAAACAGACAAATGAGTTAATTAGCTCATTATCAGCCAAAACGGGAATTCCCGCAACGGGTTTAGTTACTGTAAATCAAGGAGGTAACAATCAAGGTACATGGTTACATGAGGATTTGGCATTAATCTTCGCTCAATGGCTTTCTCCTGATTTTTATTTATGGTGCAATGACCGCATCAAAGAGCTTCTCCAATACGGTATGACCGCCACGCAGCCAACTTTGGAGCAGATGATAAACAATCCCGACCTTGTTATCAGCCTTGCCACACAGTTAAAAAATGAGCGTGAGGAAAAGGCGAGATTAGAACAAGAAAAGAAACAGCTTGAAGAGAAGAACGCCAAACTAAAACCCAAAGCCGACTTTGCCGAAGCCGCTTTCAAAGCAGAGGGCAAAGTAGACATAGGTCAAGCCGCAAAAATTCTCAACCTCGGTTTCGGGAGAAACACCCTTTTCAAGAAGCTAAGGGAAGCAGATGTGTTCTTCAAAGACCGAAACGAACCGAAACAAAAGTACATTGACGCAGGGTATTTTGAAATGACGCTGTTACCACCTATACACAGAGACAGTCACCCTGACATATTATATCAAAAGGTACTTTGTAAGCCCAAAGGACTTGCTTACATTAATTATTTATTCGGTGGAAAGCCTTCTGACGGGAAAACGGCAAAAATAAAATAACCCAAACAACCCAGTGGGTTAAATTCAACCCAAACAACATTACAATCACAGCCGATGTGCTGATTTTAAACCTAAAACAAATATTTTATCTATATGAGAACAAATACATCCGATTTGGTGAGACAAATGAATATAGTATCAGAAGAA